ATTATGGCGATTTCCACCTGAAATCCCAATATGGCAGATGGAATGGTTCGGCATGGGTCAATGATAACGAAACAAGTCCTTGTATAGATGCAGGAGACCCTTCTAAAAAAGACCCAGACGGAACAAGAATAAATATGGGCGCTTATGGCGGGACGAATGAGGCTTCTAAAAGTCAACAAAGAGGCGATCTTAATAATAATGGTAAAATAGGTGATACAGGAGATTTGATATTAATGTGGCAAGCTTATTTAGGCATACGTGAAACTGATTGGAGATATGATTTGAATCAAAATGGAAAAGAAGCAGATATGGGAGATATGCTAATGATGTGGTTTATATGGCAAATAAAAACAGATATTGCATTATTTCCTTTTATACTATAAATGAAAGAATTGAAAGAATTAATTGATAAGAAAAAGTTAAAACAAGAAATTGAAAAACTGGAAGATAATTTACGACGATTACACGGATTTTTAGAGGATGATTTCAAAATATTAAAAATGGAAATTGCCTATCACAATGGAAACCCGTCATATAGTGTAGGCTCACCAGAAGATGATTATTATTTTTTAGCTTCTCTTGATTATAGTGATAATTTCAAAAATGAATTAATAGCAGTTGATGAAATACTACAAGAAAAGAGTAATCATGGTCGTTATATCAGTTTTAAATTAAAAAGTGAAGGAATAATAGTTTCACCTATACTATCAAGGATAGAATTTGAGAATCTTATTCAATTAAAGGAAGAGAAAGAAATTCGTCAACTAATAAAGGAATATTTCAAAATCTCTCACTCACTCGAAAAAATCAATCAAGAAATAGATAAATTTTCTAAAATATTAGAGTATCAAAGAAGGCTTAAAGGAGAATATCAAGATGAAGAGGTAATTGATAGCATATTTAAAATCTTGGAAAAGAGCAATACAGTAAAAGATGAATTTATTACCCAGCTACATCTCAGAGATCACGAACTAAAAGAAAGATTTGGGATAGATATAGAAGAAATCGAAAAGAAGATACGAAAAATATATTGAGTAAAATGAAAATATGTAAATGTATGAGATGTGGTGCAACAGGAAATTTTTATATATTTAGAGAAGCAAGTAGAGATAGTAGTAGTTTGAAATGTTATAGATGTGGATATAATAAAATAGAATGCTATGATGAAAGAGGATATGAAGATTTTGAAATTCCAGAATCCGTCAGACAAGGCTATAAATGGGCAAATTTAAAAATAGGTGAGACTACTTAAAAGTGCAAGCTGATATTGAAATCTATAGAAGATGGATAGCAGAATTTAGACATATTTTTATAACTCACTCTCCCTATCCAGTGGGTGTTAGGTGGGCGAATTCAAAAAAACATCTTTATGAACGAATAAAGGACTATTTAGAATCTCATCAAGATATGTTCCTTGAAGCAATTGTCAGGGAGGAGCGAGTAAAATTTAAGATTGGAAAGAAAAAATATGATTTGTTGATGGAAAGAAAATATTTTCATCGTGGGAATTCAAGTCTTCCGATATTCAAAAAAGATGATAAGCGAATAAAGATAATTAGAAAAAAGAGATTTTTGGGATTAGAATGAATTTTAAAGAATTTTTAGATGGAAAAAGTATTGTTGATATAAATGCTAATTATTATCCTGATGTAGCAAATATTCGTAAACAGTTAGCTTCTTATGCAGAACTAAAATTCAATGAACAATTAATAAGTGAATGGTTTGATAGAGGTAAGGAGATTCTATCATTACATGGAAATGAACTACATATACACGATTTGTCAAAACTTATTCTTTTACCATACTGTTATTCAATTTCAACCGAGCCTATCATGGATCAGGGATTACCATATTATCCGCATTTCAAGAGTAAACCACCAAAGCGATTAGATTCGTTTATAGCACAACTTATAGAATTTACTTCTTATGTAGCAAATCGTACACGAGGAGCGATAGGTATTCCTGACCTTATATTACCATTAACTTATTATGTCAAGAAACAAAAACTAAATCTTACTGAACATCAATTTAGAAACGAATTACAAAGACTATTCTATTCATTTAATCAACACTTACGACAAGGTGCAGAATCACTATACACTAATATTTCATTTTTCGATAGATTTTATTTAGAACACTTATTTAAAAACAATGTATGGGATTTAGATATAGAAGATTTAGAAGCGGTACAAAAATCAGTAATGAGATGGCATACTGAAGAAATAAGAGTTCAAATGCTACGATTTCCAGTAATAACAGTTGCATTAAAAACAAAGAATTCATATATACAAGATAATGAATTTTTGAGGTTTGCACTTGAACAAAATATCGAACATACTATGTATAATTTCCTTGGTTTACCTCATCTTGATGCTATTGCTTCGTGTTGTAGACTTATATCAAGTAAGAAGCCATTCTTTAATTCTTATGGTAGCGGGGGAGTACAAATAGGTAGCCATCAAGTTGTAAGTCTTAATCTACCTGGAATATTTATCAGACATCAAGATGATTTCACTGAAAGAATAATAGAAGATTTAAGACTCGCACGCGAATTTCTTGATTGGCATAGAAAATTACTTAAGGAACATCAATATCTTGACGCTACATTTGAACTTGGATTGCGGACGCTTAGAAGGATGTATTCCACAATAGGAATAATAGGTGTTTGGGATTTAAAAGAAGTAGCAGGTTATTCTTGGAATGAAGTCGAAGAAGTTTTGAAAATCATAAGAAAAGAAATAGATTCGTGGGAAGGATTTTATAATTGTGAATTAGTGCCTGCTGAGTCTGCTGCTATTACCCTTTATGAAGCTGACATGAAATTTGCACAAGAAACAAATTCACCATTTGCAGATTACTATGATTCAGGTAAGATGTACGCTAATCAAATTGTATCACCTTGGGAAAAGATGAATATCGGTAAACGAGTAAGAATCACAGGAAGACTATCTAAATATTTCGATGGCGGTCAGATGATGTTCATAAATGTTCCGAGTCCGTTCCAGAATATTCACCAGATGGAAAAAGTAGTAAAAGGTGTAATAAAGTTTGGAGTGCCCTATTTCGCATTCGATACATTTTTGTCTCGGTGTAAATCTCATAATCATATAACTCTTGGAGATGCTCAGATGTGTCCTGTATGCGGTGACAAAGAACTATTTAAATTTAGAAGAATTGTAGGATATTTTGTAGAGCAATCAAACATGCATGAAAGGAGAACAAGAGACATTCCGCGAAGAGTAGTAGATGAAGGATGATAATCCAGTGTAAACACTGTGGTAAAGTATTTGGTGTAATATTAAAAGAAAAAGAAAATGGAGTTACACTTAAGAAAATAAATCATTTAGAAATGGAATGTCCATATTGTGGTAATAAAATAATATGGAGAAGAAAAGATGCCACATAAAGAAAGTAATATAAAAATTAAAGAGAATCTTACTAAAGAAGATTTAACTACGATAGAAAACATCAAATGGCTTGATAACCAATTAGAAAGTCTTGTTAAAGAAGTACAAAAACGCTTTCAGGTGGATCGGGAACAAGCTTTATGGGAGATAGACATTCGACTTGTTTTTATGCATGACTTGCGAAGGTGATGATAAAATGGAACAACTCTCAGCTAAGGAGAAAGAATATTTTAATAAACAATTAGATGGTTTTATTAAGGAAGTACAAGAACGATTTCTTCTGAGTTATGAAGAAGCAGTTTGGACAATAATTAATGGTATTTTAAATACTCCTCAATTTCGGGAGAAATTCTATATTTCAAACAATCTAACTTGGAATGAGAAGAAGACATGGATAAGAAATTTAAAAATAGTACAAAAATATTAGACTCACTCGAATGTTCAAGAATATGTTTGAAGAAAATAAAGAAGATAAAGACTGGGAGGTTTTCTTTGCTTGATGACAGTTACAGGAGCTGTCATTTTAGTATTTCTTTTGTTTTTCCTCGCATTCTATCTATTTATAAAAGGAATCTTTGGTATATAAAATGTTTGAAAGATTTAGAAATTGGATAGATAAGTGGGTAAATCCTATAACAGATTTCTTTCTGATGATAATGTCCATGATCTTAATCGGTATGCTACTTATTGCATTGTATATCACGCTATGCTTACTTATAGAATCTTACTTTGGCATCTAACAAAAATTCGTTGCAAGACGCTTATATCCTTGTTTCATGCAAATTTTTCAAGCTACCCTATATCTTACTATTCCTAACCAATAAAAATTTTCTTATACGCTAAATATGAAGATAGAAGAGGTTATAAAATATCCAAAATTAGGATATATAAGAGAATCTCCTTATGGTGGTAGAGAATTACTTGGTAAATTAATATTTTGGGAAGAAAAACGAGATGGTTCTAACATACGATGTTTCTTAGATGATAGTGATAATATCCAATTCGGAAGTAGAAATAAAATACCTGCAAGTGATGATTTGTTAAAATCAATTGAAAATACAGGTTATATAGATACACTCAAAGAGGCACTTTATACAGAGAAACATCAATGGAATCATGATATAATTATATTTTTTGAATTATTACAAAAAGGTAAAAGTCCTTCTCGTATAGAATATCATGAAAAAGATGACATTGCGGTATTCGATATTTATGATATGAAAGGAGGTTGGTGGAACTATACTAAAGTATATCAATTCTGTTATCAATGGAAGTTACCAGTAGTGAAATTATGGGCAGTATCGTCTCATTCCGCTATCGAAGGCTTGGAAAAACAGATAGAAAAGATGCTTGAGAGAGCAAAGAGAGAAAACCGAGAAGGCGTAGTATTCAAGTCCTATAATGGTGATGAAGTTTATTTCTTCAAAGATAGATTAGATATTCCACATGAAAAGGATATAGAAATTAATATAGACAAAGACACTCCTAAATATCCAGAACTACCTGAAGCAGAAGTTATGAACGAAATACAAAAAGTTTTAGATGAAATAGGAGCTGAACAATTTGGGGAAAAGAAAATAGCTATGCCTCTTATAGCTCAATATGTAGCAGCCGAAGCGAAAGCGAGAATGTATTCTGTACCTAAAGGACTATATTCATATTATTTAAAGAAATTAGGAGAAATACAATATGGAAAAGAATAAATTGAATATATCAATCAATTCATACTACTTCAATCTACTATTTACAATATTATTTACAGTATTAGGCTATTTTGTTTATGATGGAGTTAGGGGCGCACTGGGGATATTTCTTTTGTGTTTGTTATACAATATTTTTGTTTTGCTAAGTGTGATTCCATTTGGAGGTTGTATTGGTCAGGCAGTTTTAATGGTGATAGTTTCGCCTAAAATATTGGATTTAGTCGGTTTATATCCAACTTGGTTGACAGCTACTATGTTCTGGATTTATCTCATATATGGAATATTTATAACTTTTGTATCTTCAATAATTTATTTAGCGATATTAAGTAAATAGTATGCTATCGGATAGTGAAATTTTAGAAGAAATAGAAAAAGGAAATATAATAATAAAACCATTTAGAAAAGAACAATTAAATTCAAATAGCTATGATGTGCGATTAGGCGAGTATTATGCAGTAGAACTTAATGGTTTTCACATTGTATATCCTCTTGATGAACAGAGTGTAAAGAGACATTGGAAAATTAAAAAAACAAATAGTGTGATAGACATACGACAAGGAGAAACAATATTAGCACATACTCAAGAGATTATTGGAGCTCGAAAAAATATAGCAACTAAGATGAATGCGAGAAGTTCAGTGGGAAGATTAGGAATATCAGTTTGTAAATGTGCAGGATTCGGTGATGTAGGTTATATAAGTAGATGGACAATGGAAATTACTAATCATTCACGATATGCTTGGATATCTCTTCCTGTGGGTATGCGAATAGCACAAATATCATTTTTTAGAACCGGTAAAGTATTAAATGAATACAAAGGAAAATATGGTCAAGGTGAATGGACGCCTGAAGATATGATACCGAAACTGTGGAAAGATAAAGATATAATAAAATGACTATGATGTGTCCTTATTGTGGTAAGAGTTTCGATGTAGCACTGAAGGTTGAAAATGAATATACGGGTATTACTATCGTATTGTGTCCATTTTGTAATAAATATTTTGAATATAATAGGAGGTAGATATTATGCCAAGACCGAAAGAAGAAGTAATGGATTACGCAGATGATGAATTTCTTACATACCTAGAAGATCATTTGAATTACATCGAAGCCTATACCTATCGGTTAAAGATGATGATGACCGTATATAGAGAAGTCAAGGAAGAATATGGAGAGGGATTAGGTTGGATACCTACAAAAGAGATCATAAACAGCATCAATGATTTAAAGAAAAATCTCGATGCATTTTTCTTTGCAATTCTTGCAGATCAACGGTCATTGATATCGTCATTAATAATGTGGCGTAAATCAAAAGCTGCCAAGAAAAAGAAAAATAAAAAGACCGAGAAGAAACGAGAAGAAGTAGACCCTTCTATAAGATAGTGTTTTAAATAAGAATATTTTTTTTTTAAAAAAAAAGAGAGAAGAAACGATGTGCATACTAACTTTATATTTTTGTAAAAAATGTTCTATAGAATTTTATGGAGATTATAATGTTACTTACTGTCCATTTTGTGGAAAGGAATTGAAACATATTGGGATATTTGATATAAGTGAACTTGAAGGGATAGTTTATAATCTTAGATATGTACCTAATGGAAAACTCAGAAAGAAATTAAAACAAAAAGACAAGAGAAAAGAAGATAAGATGAAATCTCATCATGAACATATTGAAAGGAAGAAAAAGGAATTCATGAATGAACTAAGAGGAGTATTTCAATCAATGATCAAAGAAAATATGCCTTGGTATAATAAAACTACTACTGTTTTTGAAGAAATAGTAAACCGATTTGAAAAGATTTTTGGTAAAGTTTAAAATGATAAATTGGAAAATTCCAGATTATTTAAAAAGAAAAATAAGAATACAAGATATACTAAAAAACTTATTTGGTCACTGTGATTGTGGTGAAAGACTAAAACAATGTGAAAAAGACAAAGCATATTGTGCAAAACGAATTAAATCTCTATCAAAAACTTTAACACATTCAATTATTTTACCGGAAGTTACAGATCACAGAAAATATGTAAAGGAAATTAAACCTTGGAAAATCATAAGGAAATTAGGAAATTTCGATTTGGTAACTGCTGATGAAATCTATTATGCACTACCTGTAAATTCTTGGATAAAAATTCTAAAATCTATTCAGCCTCAAGTTGAAAAGGTATTAGAAAAATGGCGAAGAGATATATCTGACTGTGATGATTTTGCGTTAGTAACAGCATCTACCGTGGCAGCGTCATTTGCCTATGACCCTTTTGAAAGACAAGTAGCATTTGCTATTGCATGGTCAAACACTCATGCTTATGATCTATTCATAACAACAGAAGGCACTTGTGAAATCTACGAGCCTCAATCTAATGCTGTTGTTGGACGATTAGGTAAAACTTCAGGTATCTACGAAACAAAAAAGATTTGGTTTATGGGATAATAATATATTTAAAATGCAAATTTATAAATTTATCATTTTAGGTTTAGTTCTAAGTGTTACTCTCACACAGTTTCTTTCAATAGACAATACTAATGAACATTCCTATATCAATGACACCTATGTATGCTATGACTTCTGTCGAGATTTGATTTTCTCTGCATCAAAATATCATATATATCTTGATTATATTTATGTACCTAAAAGAAATCACATGATGACAGGATTATATAATCCAGTCAATCAGTCAATCTTAATTATTGAACCTCAAAATGATAATATTGTAAGTAGTGTTCCTGTAAATAATAATGAGTATATTAGAATACCAGTATGGAATAATAAATTTTACTATTTTAATCTATGATACTATTAATAAATTGCACCAGACGCACATATCCTTGCTACAACAAAATTTTCTTCATAAGATAATAATAAAGTATTACCAACTAAAAATATTGCGTCTATGATTGAATATGGAGGAGTTTTGATAACATGATTGAAATTGAATTGGAAAATAAAATATTTAGAGATATGTTGGAAGCTATATATGCTATAAGAGATGAAGCGGCATTGAATTTTACTGATGGCGCTATATATTCAAGAGTTACTGATTATGGAAATGTGGTATTAGTAGAAGCTACTATACCAAATGATTTATTTAGTGGTTTATCTTCAGATGAGAATAGAGAAGTGGGTCTAAATATTGAAGACTTATTAATCTATACTAGGTTAGGTCCTTCAGCAGATGATATTAAAATCATGATTGGCGATAAATTCAGAATGAAGACTGGTAATTACGAGATAGAAATGGATATTTTTGAAACTTCATACCTTAAAAGTAAAGCTAAAATTCCCGATGAATTTGAATGTAAATGTAATGTAAATATAAATGAAATTAGAAAGATTGCTCGTGCTGCCAGTCAAATCCAAAATGATGTATTGGTGTTTGAACTCAACAACACTCATGAATTACTAACTATTTCTTCTGAAGGCGATAATGAAACTATCAGAGTTGATATACCAGTTAAAGATAAATCTAATGTAGATGTTTTTAATAAGTTAAAATCAGCCTACTCTGTTGATTACATGCTTAAAATCATTAATGCTCTATACAATATCGGTATTTATGAAGTAAGTGTTGCATTTAAAGATGATTTCCCTATAAAAATGTCATGTCCTCTTCATGAACAAGGCAGCCTTACGTACTATATAGCGCCTCGTATTATTGACTAGTTCAAAATTTTGTGTGAGACGCAAATAGAAGGCGCTCATTAAAATTTTTATGGTTAACGTATATAAAACTATTACCTTTATTATTTTATTGCGTCTATCATTAAATTTGTGCATCTGATGCGATTTTATAGGCAGTTGTTAAGAAAAACGATTTGTCCTGACTGTGGAAGATACATACAAGAAAGAATATTATACCGGTGGAGTGATTTTGCAATGTTCATATTGTGGATTCTATCAAATGCTTCCTATAAGTCGCAAGAAACAAATACCATCTAAAAGAAGAGAGTGTACACTAAGTAGTAAAAGCTATAAAAGAAATGCGTGTAGACTGATTCAAAAATTCAGTGTAGTTGTTTGTCTACACGCTTTAAAATATATTTAATTTATTCTATTATATTTAAATTACTTCTATAATATATGGTAAAATCATCTCCATCGCTTATCGTAGTGCAATCCACTGTTCCATTAGTTACATCCACACTTGGTACATCTATATCTGCATTATTCTTCTTTACTTTATAAACATCACCACTGGAATATATTGGATTGGAAAGACCAAGCTTATCAGAAATACCAACAGAGACTGTAATATTTGTATTGCTTTCAGAATAGTAAGTCACTTTGGTTACGGTAGCAAATGCCTTACTGCCATAAATATCGGTGTGACCACCTGCAGCTATTTCGGTATTCGGTACCGTAAGCGTTTCTGATATGCTAATACCTCTTGCATCTATACCTCTAATCACTATGTCACCACCGTCAGGTGTTTGAGGATTCCCGCTATCTGTGTTAGTTATCCTTATCATTACATTCCTCGGAACGTCTGGGTTAGTTGTGTCTGTGTGGTCTGCTCCATCTGGTGTTATAGCTGCATGAACATAATCTACATCTTCAGCAAGAATATCCATAAAGAGGTCGGAATGGTATTCATACATATTTTTTACCGGTCCATCACTATTCCGTTGTAGAGCATTTACCAAATTATTACGCACAGTTGAACCGGCATCATACCATAATGAAATTCCATAATTTTGATGATAATTTACTGAATCCTCTTTATAACATAGATTTCCTAATATTACATTACGCTTCGCGCTCCATGTTGTAATTCCACCAATCCATCCTTCGTTTGCTTTGTTATTATCCACACAAATATTTTCAGTGACGACATTTTTTTCACTTTCAGGACGCAAATATATTCCACTGTATTTACAATTTTTCACAATATTGTAGCTAATAACATTATATTTAGAAGAACTTATTCCAGCACCTAAGTCTATGCCATTTACTGGAGCTTTGTAAACATAGTTACCAAGAATTGTATTCCGATCACCAATATTTAGACCACATTCAATGAATTTATTGCCGATTATAACGCTGTCATAAGCAAGTGTTCCACCAAGCCCATCTGAATAGAACACATTACCAACTATTCTAACATTTTGAGGATTTGCTATACCACAGTGTCCATTTTTGTAAAAAACACAATTAATAACACTTACTTGACCATTGTTCCATAACATCAAGCCATCATGGTCATTTTCTATGAAGAAGCAATTTGATACGGTGACATCGCTTGCACATGATATCACTAAGCCATTTGCCCAGCTTCCTTTACCATTTTTGTAGAACACACAGTTTGTTATACCCACATAACGAAGTTCGGATGATTCTATATGCACTGCACCTCTATTATTCTCGAAATGACAGTTATCAATAATTACATTCTTACCTTTTATATGCTCAATACATATGCTCGAACTCCATTCATTTCGACCACAATTGATAACTTTACAGTTGGTTATCTTTACACCATTTACGATATTGTCTTGCATAGTAATACCCGCATGCACTGCATTCTTTATAGTACACGAATCGATTTCTAAGTTTTGGATTTCAGGAACCTGATAGCCAGCTGAAACAGAGATACCATGGTATCCTTTTTCAATAAACAGTCTTTGCAGTAATATATTGTATTTTACAAACCATGTCTGCGCTATCTCAATTAAGGTACCATGAGAATTTATTATTGATAAATTCTTGAGAGTGATATACGACCTATTAATAATAATCGAGTAAGAGCCTCCCTGAAAGTCTATAATAGAAACTCCACCTTCTGCTGGCAATCCTTCTAATGTCAAGAAAGTTTTATCAAGATTCAAGTCATCTCCAAGTTTATAATGACCACCGAGTAATACTATTCTTATTCGTCCGTAATCGTAAGTTACGCTAAGGGATTCCCCGGATACTATTGAAGTTGTTAATGGAATAGGTTTTATCCTACCTTGTGTTACATCGAGTTCATAATCTTCATTTAATGTGTATGTCACACCGTTATTCTTAACTATTTCAGATTTCTCATGTATGAATGGCTCGGACAATGCGCACCAGTTGTTTAATACTAAGAAATCTACTCTAAATGTGTAGTTATTTGATGATGTTGTCACGTATATCTCTATGTTTGTAAAGTTTGCCAACGAAAAGCTGCCACCATGCCATCCTGGGCAAGTTAAATCAAATTCTATATGCTCCCAATCATCGCTACGTAAATATGTATCCCATGAATAATAATTTCCGCTCCCATCAGAGAGTTTTAACGTAATTTGCTTTCCTGCACCTGCTTTTATGTAAAATTCCACAACCGTATACGCACTCCAATCGAAATTACCTGTTAGCTTAACTCCGGGATTGTCAGTTGTACCACCTACAATTTTTAATGATGCTGTACCTTCTTTTTTATCTGATGTATCTTGCGATAATGTTTCATCCCCGCGTAATGCTGTCCAGCCATTTCCAATCGGGTCATCCATGTCATCAAACGTACTAAATTTCGGTATTATAGTATCAGTCTTAGTTTTAACTCCCGCAGCTATAGCATTTTCTATTACACGCACATCATCAACATCAGCTTCACCCACTGCTATTATATGTCCTTCTTTATCTCTCGCATATATTTTTTCATCATCTTTATATACAACAGCCGAATATGATCCTATATATTTCATATCTCCAAAATATTCCAATTCATCATTTATATCATCTATTAAATATTCAAGACCTTCTACCTCGTCTTGTAAATTAGGATAAAGAGCACGAGTTAATCGTACCGCATTAGCCCAAATTCTTTCTAATGCAGGATAACTATATGAAGATTGATTGTCTCCCATTTACTTATATTCTAATACTATTGTAGTTGATGATATATTACTACAATTTGAAATTTTTAATTGTATACCATTAGTTGTCTCTATTACATGATTGAAGCTTTCATTGTATTTATAACCACCTGCACTACCTAAACTATAAGTCTTTTCATAAGTCCATCCATTTGCATCATCAATACTTACTTTTATATAACCACTTGAATTTGAAGTTAGTATCATAAGTTTCTGTAAGTGTTACTGTTGTATTGAATTGATACATTGTTGATACTGTACCTGCACCTAATAAATATTTATCGCTTGATGATGGATTTTCAAGATGGAATGGAAGTAATCTATGCATACTTGGATTAATTCGTTCTGCACTTATTTCAGTAAAGTATCCTTTTACAGCATATAATTCTTTCCATCTGTTACCCGATTCCCCTAAGGAAAGAGAATTATCTTGTATAGGCACAAGATTAGCATCACCTATCCTTACCCAGCTTTTATCATATCCTCCCCATATCCAAATTCTTGTCCTTAAATTTCCTTTTCCATCTCGCGTTAGGAGGAAAATATCACTTGCAAACTGAGGAGCATTTTCATCATATAATTCAATCGCACTCCCCTTCGTAGTTTGGAAATTACCACTATATAAAAACAATCCATCACTATCTACAATCACATCACCCTGAATCTGAATTGATCCATTTATAGATGTGATCACATCAGTTTTTAACGATGTACTAAATATCCCTTCCGTCCCATAAATCCCCTTCCATCTATAACTACTATTACCTAAATCTTGATAATTATCATCATAAGGTAATACATTAGATTCTCTAAATTTAATATCTACAAAATCAGCTTTACCGGGTATTTCAATACGAGTAGATGCAGGACTATCATCACCAGGTGTACTAATTAGTATTTTACCGGGAAGACTTGAATTACATGAATACAATCTTATGGAAGGTGCATATATATCAAAATCAGAATATAACCACAACCCTACACTACTATTACCATATAATCGTGAATCTATTTGTAATGGTTTTTGACAAGTGAGCATAGCTTCTGTCATTGTATCAATAGTATCAGTCTTTATTCCACTATTGCATTGCAGTTCGCCTGTCATTGGCTGTGAACCATCTCTCGATAATTTTATATTACTCAGATTACAAATATCTGTTGTGTTTGCATTTATTAAAGTTTGATGATATGATATGTTACCTTCATTTGTTATGATATGGTCTCTTATAGCATTCATTCTTGCTGCATTAATAACCGTTACATAATCCTTCCAAATCTCCAATTCAGCCATTTTATTTTAAACTCCTAAATATTGTACTTAAAGATTTATAACTTCTACCTAAATATAAAGTAGTATATAAACCATTTTCATCTAAAGTGTATCTTAATGATTTTAATTCTAAAATTTTATTAATACCGGGTAGATTAACTCTAACTTTACCGAATACAGGATAGACTAAATCAGCAAGTGTAATTTCTATTGCATCTGTTAATTCATTTCTTGTTTTTAGTTCTTGTTCTGCCCTTTGTCTTGCATCCCATTCAGTTAAAACCGTATCATCTTCTATATATATCTCTTTATTAGAAGTGACCATTTCATCTACCGCCTCACCTATTATATATATATCATTACCAGCACTGTCTTCTCCTATTTTAGCACCTCGTACATGACATCTTCTATAACTATCTTCTTGTGATGTTTCTACACTAATATTTGTAATTTTTGAATTTTTATCAATTGTGTATTTTATTTCATCACTTTTATCTTCAATTACTAATGTATTACCATTAAGATATAACATACATTTATCACCAAGAATTCTATATAAACAATCTAAAAGCGATAATTCCCAATATTTGAAACTTAAATCTACAATATCAACATCATTTGAAGATTTGTTTGTTATGTCCATACCTGTTAGACTTATGAATTGCTGTATTACTTCAGAAAGAGTACCATGATACTTCTGTTGGTCTCCTTCTTTTAAATACCGATGTGCTAATTCATCAAATCGTGATATACATTCTAATTCTGAGATTATATTGCCTTTGCCTATTATTGCTTTTTGTGTTTCACTTTTTATTTTACCCATAAATACTACTTTTTTTAATCCTTTACCAAGATGGATACTAACATCCGAATCTATAAGTAACTGTCCATTATGTACAATAGTAATTATAGCACTGTCATCAGTAAAAGGCTGGTTAAGAATTATCTCTCCACTAACCAAAGGGAAAAAATATGTAAACCATCCATCAGGTGTTGTTATTTGTGCAACTCCTTTTATATCAGAAGAGGAAACAGTTGGTAAATAATATGAAATATCACCACATATCGTATAACCACAAATTGCTATTCCACATATCGCTCGTGTTCTTTTTCTCATAAATAAGCATTACGCCAAGTTAATCTAATGGAAGCGTTACTGTTAAGATTATCATATCCTATAAATATTTTATTCTCCTTGTTTGGATAAAGATAAACAAAACCTTTATTTGCAAAACTTACAGGTGCTTGCACATCAATATTCGTTATTGTAGTAGAAGTAGTAGCAACTAAATGCAAAAAGAAATGATGTTTACCTAAAAGATTACATTCGCTATTATAGAGAGGAAACTTATAAGGAGAATTGACAAACAATACATCATGCATATAATTAATATCGGTTGTACTATTAAGAGTTATGTATGCACTTATATTTCCAGCACCGTTCCAATGACCTTCGGGTATATTAGAGAATGGAACTAATGAATATAATCCAAATTGAACCCATTCACCTGAATCTAAAACTATTTGTGAAGCATTAACTTCTGCACCTGACGATTTTTCTAATATACAACTATCAACTTGTTTACACTCAAAAGGATTAAACTTATAATAGTTAGAATCATTATAATGACCAATTTCACCTACAAATACACCATTAAAAACTAATTCTGTACTTCTATCTAATAGACTTCTAATCTTAAAATTCTTAACAGGTGTTTTGTATTTTATTTGTTTTACTATGGTTTCATAATTATGAGTGACATTAAATATTTGTTCGCCAGCAATTGTCTTTTCATAAAATATTAGTCCATCACCAGCAGTAGAAGTGTTATAGATATTTACCTTTGGAGTAGTATCATTATAGTTAGGGTTTAACTCAATAGCGAAAGTATCATAACCAGAAGGATTAAATCTCAAAGTATGAGTGTCAGACCAATTATTTCCATTTATAGTAAAAGATTCTAAAATTATGTTAGGATTAAAAGAGCGATTATTGACTTCGATTATAGTTGCTGGATAGACATTTATAAACATTTTACCATTGAAATTCTGACTACCTGCAATTTTTACCTCGATGGGAGCAAAATAATCAGTATCAGGTTTATGAATAACTGAAACTAAAGAGAAACCTCTTAATCCGATTTGAAATTGATTAAAGGCGAGATGGGATTTATGATAATCATAATCATATTGAAGTGTGTTTTTGTATCCAATTAAAATAGGATTCCCATCATAATTATTTAAATGGATAAACTGAGCATCACCAAAATTTTGAATATTTGTTTGAATTACCTGCCACTCGCTTAGATTAGAATTCCAAACTGATAAACTCCAGCCATTCGATTTTCTAATACGATCAAAAATATATTCACGACCATAAGTTATATACAATTGTAAATAATGGATTTTTAATATAATATCTCTATCTACTGCACTGGTAGATTTAACAGCAATAAAATTAGCAACATATGGTTTACTAACGGGAATACGATTCCAAAATACTCGTGAATCTGCATAATCTAAGAGTTTTTTCTGTCCTATATTAAGTTCTTGCCATTTCCAACCACTTTCATTTTTATAACTTGGAAATAAAATACCATTTGTATCAAACCAATTAGCATTAGGTATATTTGTTAATGCTTTTATATCACATTCACTTGCTTTAATTACACTATAACCTGTGACATTATATGATTTACTTGTTGATGAAAAACTCTTTATTGCTGAAGCTAATCTATAGCTATATATTGCAAATTCTAATGGGGTCTTAACTTCCCCATCTACATTTAAAGTTATTTCTGATTCAGTATTATTTAGTTTAAAGGATGTTGTATTTTCAATCGAAGAATATTTATAGGGATCAGCAACTATGAATTCCAAATCTATTTCTTTATTATGAAGAATAGGTGCTTCTAATCGTGAATTTCTCCTATCGAATTCAACATACTGAACATAACCATCATATCTTTGTAATTTCAATTTATCGGCACTATGTAGCTCTTGTATCAACGAACTAAGATTTTTAGAATAGGCTTTAACTCTTAAAGTTGCACTACTTACTTCTTGTGATACAAAACTCCCTCTTTCTCCTATGAATTTAGCATGAGTGGTAGCAAGTGTAGTATCTTCATCAAATTCTATTGCATTAAAAGTAGCATTTCCTATCTGCCATACTGAACTGATATTTGTCATGTATAATAGGCAGCTCTGTATTTAAGAGTTAGTGTTGTATTAATATTTATATCTTTTGAATAATAGTAAGTGGTGGGACCGTTAGGAATAGCCCAGGGGAGAGGATTATACATACTACCTAAGTCACAACTAACATGAAGACCAGAAAAACTACCACCTTCAAGCTTCAAGAAGAATCGTTCATATCCTCTTAAATCTATCTCAGATGAACCTATGTAACCTGTATGATTGTTGATATAATTTATTTCATAAAATGATTCATTCTCCCCTGAAACGTAAATTTTTGAAACATTACCATTTAAATATAAAGTAGGAACATCAATAATAGGATAATTTGGTGAAATTAAATAGGTAATATATCCACTTTCTAAATTAACAAGAGAAGAAGAAATATTTATCCCACCTGACTTTTCATAATAACTATCATATATATTTTCAAAAGGATTAAATATAAATTTATCACTTACTTTACTATTCAGCTCATAATGACCCTGTATCCATTGTCCTTGTAGTCGAGTTATTCTTAAGGGTTCTAATTCATCATGAATTTCAATAACTTTTAAAGTTTCTATCTGACTATATTCTTTAAATATAGATTTACCTACATGTGTATTGCTAACATATTGAGCACTTTCTTTTTGTTTACCATAGATTCTCGTATTCACCTCGACCTCCCCACCACATATTTCTAAAGTTGTCGTGCTAGGCATATTATATAATTCAACTGCTGGTAGAATTGTTGCATTCAAAAGTTCTTGCTTTAATTGCAGTAAAATTCCTATATAAGAAGCATTGGGTAAATAATTTATTGATGCTAATGGTATAAGATGTTCACCTGACCAGTTGTTACTTGGTATTTCTATTGTACGATATATATAATCTCCTATTGCATCTGAAGCAGCATTTACTATATGAATTTGAACTGTGTTATTCGGAATATTGTTTATTCCTTTGATGATTCCATATTGTGTAATTTCATAGTATCGAGGTATGATTGTAGCTATCCTATGATTTTTTCTAAATACACGAATACGAAGATAATTAGTACCTGTCGAACAATAAGCGCGAGTGGTATTTTTGGTATGTCGCTGAGCGTCAATTAGTAAATCCCAACCCTGAGGACAACTATTAGGATCATCATACTTAATTCCAGTTTTTTGATTATAGAATAAAAGCATTAATCCACCACTCGTATTCCAATTATTTGAGTAATTTATGGAAATATCTATATGTTTTTTACCAGTATCCGTAGTGCGAGTATTCAAATTTCGGGTAAGCAATGGATCCCAAGAATTATTTATATTATTCCAAATAAAAATGTTTATTCCATCAGTCCAGTCATCCCGGGGACAGAAAACTATTGGAACTTTTACGTCTCCCAAGATTTGAATTTCATCTATGTTAGTATCGTTTTTCAAATCAACAAATATTGCTCCTTTTGCAGCGGTTAATCGTTCTGTTAGTAAATTTATATCACAAGGACAAGTACATGGTATATAGGTATAAGTACTGTCGGTCATCGGGAAATCAAAATAATAATCATCCTTTAGCCATAAGCATTGAATGATGTCAGGATGGTTTAAGCTATGTTGTGAAGAATATATTCCCCAGTCCCATTTGACCATTTTATTACCACATGAAATATTACCACTTGTTAAATTGAGCGGAGGAAGGATATAATTGTAATGCCAGTTATAATTATCCCAAAAATCTCTCCATCGTGGTATAGCCACATAATGCATATAGAGATGATCGAATCCAAGTTGATCTGCTCTGCCAAACGATAATGAACTACCAGAATCTGAACCTGTAACCGTTGTTTTATTCATATCGTAAACATCAAAGTGAAGATCAATAGGTATTTTAGTATCACCAAGTACAGGAAGAATATAAAATGAACCAGTTTGATTTTCTAAATTAGTAGTTACTTTAAACTTTTGACCATAACACAAAGGATCAGTAGAAGTAATATCAACATCTACAATATATAAATCTTCAATTCGACCTGCTTCTATTGGGTGTTTATGTATGTGAGTAGGTACACCATAATATCTTGAAGTTTCATTATATCCAAATTCTATTTCTTCGTGTTTATATAATTCTTGTAATAAGTTACGATATTGAGATTCATTTTGTAAATATAAAGTAAAATGATGTTCAGCGGGAAATAACCCTAAATCTTGGTAGTCGTTTCTATTTCTCCCTAATATGTCAATAGGAGCGTTACCATTTCTATAATTATATTCATAGCTGATAATCATCGCACTCGCATTATTTCCAAAAGTTACAATAGATATATTTGATGAAGGACGGCCATTCTTGCTTTTTAACCAACTGGGATAGAAATAATAATTATCTGGTTTAATTCTGATTTTTCTTTTCATTGACTTTAGAATGTAGATCGTACCGCTTTACCTATCTCTCTTCGTACTATTTCCTTGATCTCTTTCTGAGATACACCCTGAGGTGGCTGACCCTCAAACTTCAGATTTATATCCACTTGATGTCTTTTGACTTCTGTTATTTTTTCTCCTTTAGTTATTGGAATAGTAGGAGTTGTTATCTCTTCAGTAATTTTATTCCACATCGATTGGTAAAATTTAGGTTTAACTTTGATTTCTTCTGTCCCGGTTGATGTTATTTCAGTCTTTTCTTCTACTGTAAGTTTTTCTTTTAATCCAGTACCAAATAAATCTAATAATTTCTTTCCTTCTTCATTAAGCTCTATATTGAGAGTTATAGGCTGAGTTTCTATTTGTTCTACTATTTTATTCCAGTCTTCCATGAAATTTTCACTATTTAAATCTAAGGTTATTTCTTTTTCTGTATCTATATCTTTTACTTTTTTAACTGCATTATCTATACGCTCTAACATATCATCCCAAGTTTTGATATTAAGTAACTGTTTTAGATCATCGGATAATGTTATGCTCCTCAATGAAGTTTCCATTTCATTTACGTATCCCATAGCATCAGCTATTTGCTCCGGTAAAGTTTTAGTTATAGTAACTTCAGGTGCTTCAACCTCGCCCGCCTTTTTTATGATTTCTTTAATATTCTTAGGAAGCTTACTTGATTTCTTTTCGACTTCGCCATATAAATCAAGAATATCCTTAAACGATTGCTCACTGGTTTTTGATAATGATTTAGGCACACCATAAATATCATGAAGTGAAGATGTTATACCGGATGTAGCTTTATCCCATTGCTCTTCCAGATCTCCAACTCCTACCGTACTGTCATGTATTAGTCGCAAACTTCCACTTAACCATCTCCACCCTTCTTTATATGCCTCTCGCTCTGCATCAGAAGCAGCCTCCATTGATTCTTCTTTAAACCGTTCTGCAAGTGTTCGAGACTTGATTGCTGCCTCAACTATCTTTTCAGATGCTGCTGTCTTCTTACCTTGTTTTTCATATTTTATAGCCTGATTAACTAGTCGCCCGATAGTTTTAACTTCATTATTATATTCACTAATTATATCACGGGTTTTGCCTGCTGCTTTCTCTTCAATATCCTTTATCTCATCCCAGGTATCATACATTCCTGAATATGCATCCACTATATCTAAAGAAGTTTCGTATAAATTACGAGTAGAACTACTTAAATCATCAAATGTTCTTCTTAATTCTTTATTTAAGCGTTTTAAATCTACCTCAGCCTTTATTACATCTAAAATTGCACCTTCTACTTTTGCATATTGAATTTGTAACTTTTCAGTTGTTCCAAGATATTTATCTGTAAGTTTATCTCTTTCTTTTAGTAACTTATTAGTATCGAAAAATGCATCAGCTTGTTTCTTTTCAACTATTACAAATCTATCACCCATCCATAGAAGGTCATGACCCGTTTTCAATAGTGCTTCATGTACCTCAACACCTGTTTCACCGATTTTTATTGATGTGCCGTGAGCTTCGTTATATTTTTCAATTGTTCTTACTACATTTTTATAAGTTAATGAAGTTTCATCATTAAGAGCTATTTCTGCTCGTCTTGTTTGCGATTGTTTATCCCATAATCCTAATTCCTCTTCACCAAGTTTATGTGTTGCTTTAAATATATTTTGAATATCCCTAAAATTTTTAAATTCTTTTTCTGTTAGTGTATCGTGAGTATTATAAACATTAATTATAGCATCTGCTGTTTTTTGTGCTAATGCGATTGAAATCATATCAAGTTTATTTAATTCTTCTTTTCGTTTACCTTCGTCTTTTACTGTTTCAATAATATTTTGTCTCAAGACAGGCTCGATTTCTAACCATTCATCATATTCTTTAATTGTTTGTAAATCACTTTTTCTAACATTATTTTGCTTTTTGACCCATTCAACGCCTTCTCTCAATGCTATATTTCTTTGATCCCAAATTTTACCCTCAAGTTCAAATGCTTTAGTTGCATCTTCTGCGGATTCTTTTAATTCCTGCATGCCTATTGTCATAACTCGCTGCGCTTCATTAAAATGTAAACTGGCACGGAGGAAATTACCTCCCATCATTTCTATGCCCCCTGCAGCCAATTTGCCAAACGCCTTTGCAGAAAGAGTGACATAAGAAAAAAATCCTTCAAAAACAGAGGGTAATTTATTCACATGCTCATATAGCCTATCTATTTCCTGGATATAAACATCTGTAGCAGTTGTAGTATTTTCTATTTCATCATTTAGTTTATTAATAACCTCTAATGCTTTAGCAATTTGTTCTTCTACTCCTACTAATGCACCCTTAACACTAAGTAATGAAGGTTGTAAAGCCTCACCTAATTCTCTCCTTGCTGCCTCAGCACGATTCTGAAATACTTGTAATTTGGCGGATGTTTTAGTTATAGCAATTGAATATTCTTTCTGTAATGATGTACCCCATTTTAGTTCTTCATGTGCCATTTCCATATTTTTTACCAATTGAGGATAATTCTCAGCAAGTGTAGCAATAGCAAAACCCGCAACTTCTCCAAAATGTTCGTATGCTTTTTCTGTCCTTTTAACACGTGATGGTATTTCATTAAGTTTCTTAAGATACATCATTAATGCCTTCATGGGGTCTTTTTCTAATGTTTCTGCCCACGCCTCAGCTTGACTTCCCATAAATTTAGTAATCTTAGAAGCGTTTGAAGCTAATTGCTGGAATACACGTCTTAACCGAGTGCCTGCTCGTTCACCTGCCATACCAGCCGCTACGAGTGTAGCAGATAACGCAGCTGCTTGATCCACTGTAAAGCCCATCATCTTTCCCGCCGCACCTATATTTTTCATTGCTGAAACTATTTCTTCAGTTGTTGCTGCTGTTGTATTCTCAAGTTCATTTATGACAGCACCTAATTTTTCGATTTCAGTAATAGGTAATCCAAACGCTTCACGTATTTTTGCTAATGCTTCTGCCGCTTGATCCGCTGTTAATGTAGTAGCTATACTTAGTTTTGCAACAGCTTCGGTAAAGGAAAGTAAATTTTGAGTACCTGAAATACCAAGTCGCCCAGCTTCACTCGCTATATTTGCTAAACTTGTAACAGCCATAGGTACATCCTTACTCAACTTAGTTAATGCATCACCTAATTCATACATCTGATCAATTGTAAGATTAGCAGTTTTTCTCACTTCGTATAAAGCATCCTCAAAAGATATAAATGGATCAAATAACCAATTAACAATCTGTCCAAGAGTGCGAAGAGCAGCATCAACTAAAAATATGGGACCAAGTGTTGTAAGAAATCCCATACCAACTTTCTTAACTATACCTCCTATACGTTCAATGCCACCACCCAATTTACCCCAAGTTGTACCATGCCTGCGAAGACTTTTATCTAACGTCAATATTGCGGAATTTTGCATTTTCGTTGTAGCATCAAGTTCTCTTCCTAACAAACGAGCCGTTTCTATCTGGCGTACTCGCTCTTTTAATTGCTGACGTAAAGCTTTATTTACTGCACTTATACCTTGTTTTTCGACTTCCGCTGCCGCTTTTAATTGTAATGCAGCTAATCTTCCTGACCGTACTTCTTCTTTAAAAACTTTTCGATTTGCGTTCAACAAAATATTGAGAAGTTTATTAATGTTCGTTTGTTTTTCCAGTTGAGTATTAACATTTCGGAATGAAGATGCAGCAGCTCTTTGAGTATCCGCCATTTGTTTTGTTCCGGTAGCTATTTTATCAATAGTGTTACCAAAAGCTGAATACTGTTTGACTGCTTTCTTAAAACTTTCTGTATCGCTTCGATGCCATTTATGTGTACGCTGTAATGAATCACTTAATTTGTCATAATTACGTACGGTAGATTGAATTATTCCTGAGCCTGACTTCTGTATCTTATATGCTCGTTGTAAAGTACTACTTAATTTACTATAGTCCTTAGACGAAGATCGTATGATATCTGCATTGAGATGCTGCCATTTAGTACTATCTTGTAGTGTCTTACTGAGCTTATCGTGTTTTTTAATAGAAGCAGTTATTGTTTTTAAACCTGATTTTTGTTGCTTATAACTTGCTTGAAGCGAAGTGCTAAATCTATCATAGTTTTTAATTGTGGATTGAATAGCTTCGGCGTGTGACTGTTGCCACTTACTGGTTTCTCTAAGAGATTGATCAAGTTTATTATAATAAGCAGTGGAAGACTGAAGAGCCTTTGTATTACTTATATGTTGTCTTGCGATAGTCTGAGTAGATGTAGCCAACTTTGTATTTGCATCATATACACCTTGAAGTTTCTTTTCTATTCCTGAAAATAAAGGAGTAAAATTCTTAAATGAATCTCTATAAGCATTAGAAATTATTCGAGTACTATGTGCTAACTTAGTTATCTGTGCTTGTAGTCTTTGAAGTGTACGATCTACGACACCTGCACCAGAAATACTAATTCCTACATTATATTCATAATCAGGCACTTTATCTCAATTTATTCTTCCGGTAATGTCACTCTCTTAAATATTAAATCATGCAAAAATATATAATCTTCTCGTAGTAGATCATCCAACTCTATATCCTTGCCTATGATAGGGTCTTGTAAAAATACCTTAAATAATTCATCAATTACTGGTTTAGAATATATTTCTTCAGATGTAGAACTAATACCTAATTTATCTAATATTTTCAACAAGGTATAAGGTGTAATATTATTAACAGTAACTTCCAATCCACTTGGACATTTAATTTTTTCTATTTTTTTCTTTTTGTAGTCTTCTAATTTCATTTCAATAAACCTTTCCTCCTAAGCTCTTCTACACGCCTTAAATGCTCTTGGAGCTCTTCACTATTCATAGTTTTACTTCCTTCTTCAGAACGGGCAGTTGCCACTAAAAAATCTAAATACAATCGTTCCATTAGACTCAAATCTTGATATTCGTCTAACAGATCCGAGGGGCGTAAACCAAATCGTTCACATACCACTCGGATCAGGTAGAAAAATCCTTGTTATCATCCCGAATCTCTTCAAGTTCTTTTGCATCAGTTAATCTAATTTGTTTAATAATGGCAGATAGAATAGCCTTAAAGTCTTCAGAAGTAAAATCTTCAACGGTGATTTCATCAGGAATAACTGGTGATACTAAATATGCTTTGAATAGCGCTTCGATATGTGCAGGAGAGAAATACTCATCACTCTCATCTTTGAATTGCTTCCGTATCTTTAACGATGTAAGTGGCGAAATATCTCTTGTTTTTATTATTAGACCTGACGGTAATTTATAGGTTTTAATTTTACCTTTCTTGTATTCCTCAAGATTCATTTGTTCACCTTATATTTTAATAAATATATTATTATACCTTAGTGAATTTAGTGAGTTGATATATTTGTTGCATCATAATCCACTGATTCAGTAACTATATCACCAGCACCGACGGATGTTCTGTATGAATGGAATTTAACACCATAAATTACTCTATTATAATCCGCAGAATCACTACTGGATGTTGTATTCATAAGTATCTTACACGACTGAAGACCTTCACCATACATACCAGTTGCAGTGAGCAAGTCAAGATGACTGTTATTACCAGCATATATAATCTCATTATACGTAGCATTCTTGCTATATAAATTTCGTTCTAATGTACCTGTAACTTCCTGAACACCCTCAATCATCGAAACAGCATCCCTTGAACCTATAACGAATACTTTGTCAATATCAACAGAAGTATCCATAGTAAATGTATTTAATAGCGGATTACGACCATCATGCCAAATGCTTTCATTAGAACAAGACTCTAATCCTATTCTGATTCGATTCTTCCAACCCTTAATCGCACCATATTCAGGCATATTAATCTACCTCCTCCTTATAACATATTATTATAAAATCGCATAATACGCATATATTTAAGCGTGAACAAAATATTTTTCATTACCTAATATTTTATATTACCTTTACAATAAAATTGCAATGAGCACTTTATATATGCGTCTCACACAAAATCTATGCTTCCACCTTGACATGTATTACTGCTGATTGGAGTATCCATTTTTCAACTGGTGCATATTCTAAATCTACGCCGCCTTTATAATCCAATTCATACCATTTAGATTCGTCATGACGTAAAGTTCTTAATTTTTCCATTACAGCATCTAAATCTTTCAGTAATCGTTCACCTCTATAATCATAAGGAACTTTTGTAATCAAGTGTATTTCTAATTCTATAATCGAATATTCATCATCTTCCAATAAACCACCTCTATAAAGAGGAGTAATTCTAATAGGTACAATAAGACATATAGGAAAGTAGTCAGAAGCAGTAGGAAACCTCAAAAAATGCATCACTTTATAACCACTAAGTACACTATCTATTTCATTCTTCAATGTATCCATTACCGAATTTAATTTATCTATTAATGAAGTCATTTATTAACTTTCCTGATTTTATATATTTCACCTATGGAATTTATAGCCTGTTTAAGATAAGTTTCTCCTATTTTCTTGAATTCACCTGCCGATGATGGCACTTCTTCTGTAAATCCACCTGTACTTATCGTAAATAAATATGCTGTATAGAAATTGACCGCTGCATCTTTTGCATCTGAACTCACTTCACTTAGAATATCAGAAGGATAAAATGTGTTTAACCACACATTAGCAAGGTCTTTTAAATATAATAATTTCTCTTCCTGCTCGCCAACATCAAGTTCTAATATATGCCTAATTACATTAATATCTCCATAATCACTCATTTCTTCCTACTCGGATTTATATAAAAGAATTTTTCTTCATAAAAATGATAGCCACTTGAAGTACCATGTATTATAGCATAATGACCGCCCGGTTGGAAAGAAGTATTTGATAAATAAACATTAAGAGTGTATTCACCCGTGGCTTCATGATTCATGGGTTTATTTTCTATCACTTTATTATTATCAAAATCCACAATATCAAGATAAATTTCATCAGCATCTGCTAATTCATCATTAGTGTCACGAACTTCTATTTTAAAACTAATACTATCTCCAATTTCGTATCTTTTCTCAACCATCTTGCTCGATAGTCTCTATATCAATACTAATATTAAATTTCTTAATATCAATAGTTAAGTATTTTATAAGAGCTTGTGCCTTTTTTACTGTCGTTAATATTGGAGAAAACAATAAAGGTGCAGTTAATGAATACTCATAAATCATTTGTAAGAGTGGAACAAATTCAGCATCAGTGGATACAGTAAGTGTAGCTACACCTTCATACTCGCTACTATAAGTATCTTTAAGAATGGCTGGAATAATTGCTTCAATCATATTTTCAAGTGCCATTTTAGAAGATACATTAAGAGTATTACTAAAATTGATTATGAAAAGTATCGTGGATAAATAATTAAAGTAAAGATTTATAGGAATATTTAAGTCTCTAATTAAACTACTACAAACATTTGCATCCAAATTCTGGATAACATGACTATCAATAACCGTTTTTATAATAGGTACAAATGCATTATCAATTGTGAAAGAAAGAATATTTTGTTGTTCAAGAATTTCTGTAATTAAAGGATTAATTATAAGAGGAGTATCAAATCTTGAACTAATAAAATTTTTATAATTTGATTTTAAACTTAAAGACGAATCAGCAGAAAGAATACTGGTAAGAGAAATGTATTGAGACCCTAATGCTAAAGGTATAACCACTGAACCTACTACATAATATTTAGAAGTACTAAATAATAAAGAATTAATTAGTGTATTTTCATGAGAAAAAGCAAAATTTTCATGAACATCGAGTGATAATTCCACGTTTAAAGGAGTAATAGCAGATAACCAACTTGGATAAGCATAATAATAGTTATCAGCATAAATTGATGGTTTAAGAATACCTATGAGACCTTTTTTTCGAGGAGAATAATAAACGGGATAAAGATAAAGCGGAACTAAAAGTGATTGAAGTAAAGATAATTGAAATACATCACTAAGTTTACTATCAAAAATTAAATTAAATGGAATTTTACAATAGTATTTCTTTTGATATGTATCTTTTAGTTTACAATCCTTTGAAATTGAATTTTTAGAAATTAATTTAGATGAACTTTTACAATTAAGAGGTATTTCTATATTTAAAGGGGTAATTCCGGTTATTTTTAATAATTCTTTTTCCAACGGGTGATAGAACATGCAAAATGGGTCGGTGTATAATTGCCAGATTTCATCAGCAGCCAAAGGTCGATCATAAACCATGACAATAGAGATTATACCATCGAAATATCTTCCGGTGTGTTGTGGTTGATGTCCAATTTCAAAATAATCATTTGGAGTTTCAGGAGTAGCAGTAGAAGTTCCGCTCTGTTGCACTCCGTTTACATAAAAATATAGCGTTCCCGAGACCCTTGTCATAGCCAGATGATACCACTGTCCTGTTGAGGGAAAATCATACTGGCTATCTATCCAAGCCACGTTTCCGTATAGGGCAATAAAGCTTTGATCGTCAGAACCGAAACCCCAACCCCCACTGTCATCTCCGTTATATACAAACAATCTAATACCTGAAAGAACAGAAGGATTCACCCATGCTACCACAGAAAAATTATCAACGGTATCTGTAATCCTTCCTCCAGTAGCAACAAAATCATCACTTCCATCAAACTTCAAAGCAGAGCCGATTTTTTCTACTGTCCAACTCGGACGATACCCCGCTGTGCCACCACCAAGCGTGCCATGATTCCCATGACCGCTTAAATCATACACGATATTGCCACCACCTTCATTGAACAGCCAGCACCCGACAAGCCCATAAGCGAGTGGATGATATGGATTGAGAAGCACACCGTACATGGGCTTTTCATACGGATGCCACAGTCCTGCACGATGATGAGAATGAATCATACTATTTCCTGAGAATAAAGCATATACTTCAGAGTATTTCCACTTGATGCAAGAGACGTGCCAGCCTTATTTTTAATGAGTAATTTACCTTGATCGGGAGTAGTTAGTAAATATCTTGCGAATACACGTTGTGAGATATTCTCTGCTCGCAACGGTATAATTTTATCAGGCGCTCTTGCAGGTGTTACTGTGTCTGAACCATCTTCAAAATCACTACCATTCGTTCTTGGAAGTAACCACAGATGAATAGCAGGATTAGTTTGTCCACTAAGATTAACCGTGTTAAGATAAATTTCAACATCCATGTACATCTTGCGATTTGTAGATGCAAAATCAATTGCTGAACCCACTTTATTGCTATTATTTCCCAAAGAGTTTAATTCTGAGCTTAAGTAGGTTACAGGCGAATTATATGCAGTCCATCTTAATTCTGACATTTATACCTCCTTCAATTTAATGATATGTGATAATTAGAAATAGTAAAATGAAACTTATATTTTTCTCTTTTTTCTATAAACTATAATTAACCTTGCTTCACAATAACTTGAGCAGTAATTTTCAATGCATCATTTTCACCTAAAATTTGTTTATCAAAAACAGCTCGGAGCAAACAATTTGAACTACCATTACTTGCATTTTGAGAAACTACTACTTCACTTAGCTCATTGGATGGTAAATCGTTATACACCCATGAAGAATTCCATTGTGCAATATATGAACCATTAGCATTCGTGAAATAACTTGCATTTCCATTCTTAAATGAGACTTCATCACCCTTGAGACCAGTATCAGATTCACTTGCCGCTTCAGTATTATTGCCTACACCCATACCATTATATGAATATGGCGAACCAAGACCAGTAAGTAACTTTGTAATATTAGTTTTACCACTATTCAATATCTTGGAACTGGTAACTGCCATTTTTAATCTACCTCCTTACGAATTTCTCCTAATTTTCTTTTTAATTCAATATCATTATTAATTAAATCAAGTAATAATGCTTTAACAATTATTTTAGAATCATCATCAAGAAAGCCTGTATCACCAACAACTTTAGTACTACCATCAGCATTAATACGTTCAACAATAATACGATACCGAAGAGGTAAATTATCAATAATCATTTTTTTTAAACAATAACAGTAGGCTCTGGGGAAACGTATTTGCGTATTCTAAAATTATCATAGTAAATATCAGTAGGGCTTCTGCTTCCACCCGCAACATGTAAATTTCCTGAAGTATAGGTAGTGTCTGATGTAGTTAAGGTTTCTTCCCCGTTATTTATAACAACTTTTGTTTGTCCTGACGTTAATTGTATGCTAATACGAATCTCTGTATCCCAATAATTGTGAGTTCCCTCAGCTAAATTGTGCCACGAACCATCGTAGAGTCTGATGACAACATGTCCCGCGTCGTTTATCTGAAGCAAATAGCCATGCTCATGATAAGCGTGAACATCATTTTGAGCGTACCACGAAATTAAATTAGGTGGTGCAATACTCCCTGATATCTCATGATTATACATTATGAAATCAGCGGCTTTGCCTGCCTCAAAAGCTTTTTCAGATCCATCGACTGCCGGGTCCTTGGCTAGTCCGCTTTTCTCTTCTTGGATCTTTTTTATCTTCAGCCTTCCATCAGTCTCTTCAATTGAACCATAAGAGCCCGTAACTTTATCAACCCATTTGTTTGGGTCTTCACTATTATCATCAAAATCATCGAAAAACTCGAAAACAGTAGAGCCATCACTCGCAGAACTGGCAGAAGGATTACCATAAATTATCCAAATATCTTTAATTCTATTTGCTGGGATATATGGTATTTTACACCATATAATTGCTTCAACTGAACTCCAAGATTCTATCCAATAAGGTAATTTTTTACCGGTATTATCACGAAATCTTATATCACTACCATCTGGTTTACACTTTTCTAATGGGAAATTATCTTTAGTAAGCACTATCTTAACTTGATAATCTCTTAAATCTTGATTAACACCTTTAATATAAATTGGTCGTATGTAATTAAAATTACGATATGGTGAATGAGGATTCTTCAAAGGTAATGGATGTGGTAAAGAATATTTTGTCATTCTAAATATAATCAAAAAAATATGTTCTAATTATATATGATTACACTGTACCCTGTGTTGCATATACTTTCACGTTACTTACATTCTTATCATCTTGATTCAAAACAGTAACTCTTAGATATTTAGGGTCGGGACATATAGGCACGGTTATACGAGAGGTTGAGCCCCTATCTAATTCATTGTCGAAATACCCATAGGGTGCAGTATCAACTCCACTCCAATTATGCTGAGCTGTATAAATTCTGAGCTGGACAGGATGAGAAGCATTTGATGCATATTGAGATTCAACTGTTAACGCTAATTGTATAGTAGAAGATAAATCAACTGTACTACAATCATTTAAACTCGATTCAGTACTCGCATTCAAACTATCAAGAGATAATATTTGCCAAGTAGATTTGTTTAATGCCATATTATTCCTCCCCTCTTTTTTAATATAACTAACTATATATTGCTATACGTAAATGTTGTTCTGCTCTATATTTCACCCACTTACGAGCTCTTATATATGCACGCTCTATAAAATTATTTGCTTTATGACCTCTTACTCTACAATATAATTTTCCACAAATAGCACCAGCAGGCTGTCGTGGATAACAAATTTTTAATGCTTTCTTTCTTACAGGATATATCCAACCACCTAAACGAACAGGCTTTACTACATATTTAAGATGTGGCAATTTATGAGCATCAAGAACCACAGCACCTCTGTATCTACCTTGCTTTCTAATGCAGTTTGCAGGATTCATTAAATAATTATAGATTTTATTTTCTGACCATTTATTACCTTTAGATTTACGAGGTGCTGTTCTTAATAACTCTCGCCTAATATCCTCTAATATTTTATTTCGTGCGTTATGTAGTTGTAATAGTATATCTTTCGATAGGATTGCTGGGCTCTTTCCCGCTAAATTATAATCCAATACTATCCTGAAAGCCATAATTAAAAATCAGCTAAATATGGGAAGTAAGAAATATTCAAAACTCTTCCTCTTCTATTAACTGGTCTAAAATCTTTAGGTTGTGGTTTGTAGCCATCGGGAAATGTAAGATTAGCCCAATTGTATTCCCATGCTGTTATAGAAGATACATTCTGCATACCCTTATTTCTCAATCTCTGGTACTTCTGTGTAAATATTTTATATACTTCACTTGCCATATTTTGCGTTCTATCAAAATTTTATTGTTATCCTAATATCTTTCTATGTCTCGTTGATTTTATTGCAATGTAACTTAAATATGAGCGTCTGATGCAAAAATTTAAATGGGTTGTAAACCCTCCCCTCTTATATAAATAATAACTATGATAGAAAGGGAGGGCTATTATTATTAATTAAGTATCTACGATGATAGATTAACAGCAGCCTGGAATAACCCTTTGACATCAAAACGCATAGCAACCTTTAGATTCATCAAATCGTTCCGTGGGTCATTAAACTTCTCAAGTGTGACGTCATTGTACATACCTATTGCAAGCACTCGTGAAGAATCGAATACTGTACCCTTTATCGTACCACCCCATGAACCATTTGAGTCTGTAACCGTAAGCAAATAAGGTTTTAAACCAAGTATCTTACCACCAAGTTCCTGTGTTCTAAAGTGACCTGTCTCACCTGAATATTCATAAGTGAAATGCGGGTCTTTGAATATATCTCGCTCCATTTCTACCGTCATTAGTAGCGAATCAGCATTGTAACCAGCATTTTTGAGTGTAAATACCGCATCAGCTATAGAATCTATAGGTTTAGTTGCATTATAGCCCTTAGTATCCATCGCCTGACTTAAAAGTGTATCAAGAGCCTTACGATTAAGTGTATTCTCCGCTTTCTTACCCTCCTCCCTTAACCGCATCTCTACAATATCGAACATGCTATCCTTGATAAGCTCCTCTTCAATCATTGCTATTTCACCATACTTTTTCGCATCAAACCTAACCTCTGTATAACTCTCATTCTTTGCTACCGGATAGTCAGATGTAGGCGGTATAACTGGCAATACATCATTCAATCTTGTCTGATGAATAATTACACGATAAGAAGGTGTGGGTAAATTCCACGTCATACCTTTGAAGACATCTCGCATTACTCGTACACTATCAACACCCTCAATAACTTTCTTTAATACCTCTGTCCGTACAAGGTAACTAGCATTCACAGCCGAAGTCTCTATTAATTCATGATAACCCGCAGTTGCCTCATCAGCCTTAAGCGCATTTAGAGCCTTAGCACGTTCATCATCAGTCTTTGCATCTAAAACATTAAACAATTTACCTAACGTACTCATTTTATCTTAACCTCCTTTTATTTATATACTCGATATGTTGGGCGCATCTATCAGCTTCATTAGTACTACACCAGATGATGCGGCTTTAACTGCATAACCAATAATAAGTGGATCTTTAAGACCACCAGTCGCTTGAGCTACTTTACCTGCAGCATCAGGAACTATATATTTGCCCGCAGCAATAGCACCCGTCGCATTAGCATATACCTCAGTTGGTGCAGTTACAACACCAAGCCATTCGTCCTTAGCTACTGAATCCATAGCTATGCCAGCAAACGCATAACCACTGCAACTAGCATTTGTAGTCTTTTTTACTGTTTCGTCGCCAGAAATGTAGAGAGCGTCACCAGCCGTTATAGCCTCACCAGCTAATCTCCTCCTTATTCGAGGATTAACATCATAAACTATATCTCGTAATACCATTTTTATTACTCCTTATTTTAAATTCGTATTGTTATACTCCCATCATCCGACTCCAAAAATGGAGAACGGTATTCTTTCTTTTCCTGTTCTTCTTTCAAGCTTTTAGCAAATGTTTCGATAGGTGTGTCTCTAATATCATCAACCTCTTTCTTTATGGCACCAAGAGATTTCTGCAACTCTTCTATTGTACTCTGTAACTTCTCCTGTGATTCTTTCATTGCTAACAACTCTTGAGGAAGTGAAGACTTTTCATCTTCAGTCAGAACTTCAGACTTTTTTGGATATGGATATTTTGCAGGAAACGGATATTTACCTTCCTTTACGCCTTTAATCCATTTCTTTATCTCTTCTCTTACAATTCTTCGAACATCAGCCTCTGTCAATGCCTTTCCTCTTTCCTCCTTTAATTCTGGAAAAATATCTGACCAATCACTAAATGGGTCTTCAGTTAGCTCTTCGGATTCCTCCTGCTTCTCTTCTTGTTTCTCACTTTTTGCCTCTTCTGCAACTTCTTGTTCCTCATTCTTCTCATCATCTTTCTTTTCTTCTTCCATAATCATATCACCTTTCTTTTTAAACTTTTCCTATTTTTATTTGGAGAGTGATATATCTATGTTAGAAATATGACGAATCCTATGCTCATCATCTTCATATTTAGAATCATAAATGTTCACACTCCCAATTCTATAACCATAGTCTCTCTCTGCTATTAATGCTACATCAACTGCCTTCTTTATATTTGTGCCACGAGCCTTTAAAACACACTCCTTAGTTTTTAATATAGCATATATATAATTAGCAATGTTTTTTGTACCAATTTTCAATTCTTGTTCCATTTAATTCTTCTTTCGCTTTTTTGATTCAAAATATAATTATTTACTCAAAATCTCAAGAGAAGTATGTGGATTAGCAGGTGCAGATGTTACTGATGTTTCAATATAATAAGTGTCTCCAAGAATTTCTGAAATACATCTATCTCTATTACAAACTTGTTTTACATTCTGAGCAGGATTTTTAATACCAAACTTTATACTAAAACCACGAATTTCACCATCAAGTATCTTTTGTATTATTCTTTGTGCAACTGGAATGTCATTTCTTAATTTAAAAATTAAATATAACTTGTTACCTATAAGTGCACTTTTTCTATTTTTATATTCCATGAGCATCTCGCCGATACAAGTGGAAGTGTGATTGTCATACAAACCTCGAAATTTCTTAGGTGTTTTTTGAATAGACTCCCAAATTTCTCGTAATGCTTCTGGTGTTAATCTCTCATTTTCTAAATCTACTGAAGTATCACTTACATAACCACCAATTACAAATTCACTACTCTTTTCAATTACCTCACATTCGATATCATCGGAATTACTTAATGACATTTTGTGAATGGTTTCTTGTGGCACTCGCTCGACTTTTAAACGATAAAGAGGATACCAGTCCGTATAACTCCCAAATGGTTCATCATGAATATGCAGATATTCTGGCGTATCATCATAAGGAATATCAAATACAGCAGAGAATTGACGATAAAGTCTAAATCTAACTGCTTCTTTAATTATCTCTGGCATATCGGCATCCCGCATAACCAAATCAACATCTGCACCCTTACCTTGAGTAGCAAGTGAACCAACTAAAAGAATAAAAGGGTCACGAATAAGAAATGATTTAAAAAACTTATCTACATCTTCAAATGTAAATCGAGGTGGGTCTCTACCAGAAGGTGGAGTAGGGGCATAATCTTCTTCATCTTTCAATCCTTCATAACTGAGCTTCCTTATCTCTTCCTTTTTCATTACTTTCTTCTTCTATCACATATAAACTATAACAAAACGGACAATATGCAAAGATACTTTTAGGAATTCGTTTCAATTCAATATGACACAAAGGACACTCTTCCATGTTTAATATGCCTTCAGTTCGTTTTTTTTAAAAAAAATTGTTATAATCCACGAGAATTACAAGAATCCGAATGCCAGCCTTGAAGTCTCAGTATTTCAGCATCTTTTTTAAATGTTTCTGTTCCTTTATCAGTGAGGGGATGATAAAACATTTGTGCTAATATATTTGGACGAATTGTAATTGCATCCACGCCTATCATATAGGACTTAATAACATGCTGAGGATGACGAATACTTGAAGACATTATTTTAGTCTCTTCGTTATTTACTATAAATGCAGATTTCATAATTTCAAGATTCTCAATAGCATCATGACCAATATCATCAAGTCTACCTATTAATGGACAAATATAAGTGGATTTAACTAATGCTGCTAATAATGCTTGGTTTAGTGAATAAATTAAATGTAAATTTGTTTTGATACCGACAGAAAGTAATTTTTGAGTGAGTTTAAGTCCATCCTCAGAAAATGGTATCTTAAATACTAATTCCTTTTCTTCAAGGTCATCACATAACCTAATCGCATTATCAAACATCTCAGTAGTATTAGCTCCACTTACTTCAAGATGAATCTCACCAGTAGGCATTCTTTTTCTTATTTCTCTTATCATCTGCTTAGTATCTGCTATTCCTGCTTCTCGCTGGAATGTAGGATTTGTAGTCACTCCTTGAATTATACCTAAATTATAGTAATATTCGATAGCATCAAAATCAACGGAATCTAAAAATATTAACATTTTATTAACCTAATCAGTTATGCAAGGCATCCCAAACAGGCTTAACAACTTGTATCAGTTTCTCAAACTCTGAAAACGATAACTGAGTAGCATTATCACATAATGCGTGCATAGGACTTGGATGACACTCAACAAAAATACCATCAACACCCGCGGCTATCATAGCTTTTGAAAGAGTAGGAATATATTGTTTCATGCCTCCTTGAAGAGAATGAGAAGGAATACCATATTTTCGGACTGTGTGACCGGTATCAAAATAAACAGGATAGCCAAACTGTTTTAGTTCGTAGATACTACGAGGATCAACAACCAAATCATGATAGCCAAACATTGTGCCTCGTTCTGTAATCATTATCTTATCATTCCTGCAACTCTTAATTTTATTTATGATATATCCAACATCTTGAGGCGCTAAAAATTGTCCTTTCTTAATGTTTATTGGTTTATTAAAAGAAGCCATCCGTTTTGTCAATTCCGTTTGCATACAAAGAAAAGCAGGTAACTGAAAAATATCTATAATTTTTACTAAGTCAGTATCAAATTCACAGAGATTATGAAAATCCGTAAGGAGAGTTAAATTGAATTCATCTTTTAGTTTCTCAAATATCCTAGTACTTTCTTCAATAGAAAGACCCGAAAAATACTCCATACTTGTTCGATTGTCTTTCTTAAAAGAAGATTTATATATTAGATTGAAATCATATTTCTTACTCATCTTAACTAAGAATTCGGCTGTTTCTAATGAGATATTCTCAGACTCTAACACACAATTCCCAGCTATAATATTTAGTTTCATATTACATTACACATGAAATATATTCTGCTATCCTTAATTCATCCATTGTATCAATATCCCAACCTTCAAGCATATCCACAATCTTAATATAGGGATTAAATCCAATCCTTCTTTTATATTTCTTAAACAACTCCTTTGAAAATATATAGAGTCCTGAAGTTTCTTGTATAATCGGTTTTAAATCCTGAGTTCTTGGTACGTTATCTAACTCATAATTCAAAGGTTTACCATCAAACCAACAAAAAGAATAAAGTTCAGTAGCTAAAAATGCAGAATCGTAATCTCCTATCTCTATTTTATTAATCATATCCTGAACTGAATAGTCTCAGGCTTAATAAACGGAGATGTGCAGCTTAGAAATACAATGTAATCACCGTCTATATCATCTATTATACTTTCAAGAATATCATTAAATGTAATATTATCTCCATC